AACAGACCGGCACATGATATTACTCAGCCGTTTAACAGCGGCATTGTAAAAATTCATAAAACCATTAATCAGGCACAGCCGGGGTATAAAGCTGTGGAAGTGCTCAAAGACAATCCGGTAACACTGCGATATGATGAACAGCGCACAGGAATTACAAGATATTACGCTGCAAAACAGGCGAATATTCAAATTGTTCGTGTACTTCGCGTGCCTTTGGCATCAAATTCAACTATTTTTGATGTTCAAGATATCGCGGTTACAGAAGACAATATGCAGTATCGCATTGAACAGATACAAACGGTTCCGGGCGTTTATCCGCCATGCGTTGATATTTCACTGTCGAAAATAGTACAGAAACTGGAGGTGACTGCAGGTGAATAAAGCATGGTATGAAAAAATCATTGAAGCACATCTGGCAGTTACCGACCAGGTAAGCCATGGGGAATTTATGAAGTCTGAACGCTATTTTGTATGGCAGGAAGACGGCAGCAATGACCTTGCGGCGGAAAATATGCATGCCGAAAAAGCGGTGACCGGCTCCACTGACCTGTTTACAAAAACAGAGTTTGACCCGTGGAAAGAGGAATTTGAAATAGCTTTAGAGATTGCAGGAGTTGCATGGCGCTATAATTCATTCCAGTATGAAGAAGAAACCGGATTCTATCACCATGAATGGTATTGGGAAGTGGTCTGATGGCAAATATCAAGTTCAAAGGGTTTGAAAGTTATGCGGAAATCCTAAAACAGCTGGAATATCAAGCGGAAAGTCTTGCTGGTACCGCAGTATATGCAGGCGCAAAAGTTGTAGCCGATAAAGTAAAGCGCCAGATAGACCACATAGACCCCGGTAATGCGTGGGATGCAAACTATTCAGATTATGAATATGACCGCAGAGAACGGCAAAAAGAAGGTTTACGCAAAAGCATGGGTATTTCGGCTATGCGCAATGACAATGGCTTTTTGAATGTAAAAGTTGGCTTCGATGGTTACAACGACATCAAGACAAGAAAGTATCCAAACGGGCAGCCAAATGCAATGGTTGCTCGTATTTTTAATTCCGGAACATCGTATAACAGAAAACAACCGTTTTTCAAAAATGCGATAGCGGAATCTAAACTTGTAGCAGAAAATGCAATGGCAATAGCCGTTGATGAAAAAATTCTAGCAATCTACGAAAATCAAAAAGGAGGAAAAGAATAATGGCAAGTATTGGTCTTTCTAAACCGCATATTGCGAAATATGCTGCAGAGGATGGCACAGTGACTTATTCCGGTGGTGTCGTAGCAGGGAAAGCAACGGAATTAAGTTTATCTTTAAATGGTCAGTCTCAGAGCATTCTGTATGCAGATAATGGTCCTGCAGAATCTGAAAGTGTATTTGATGGCGGTACTATCACACTGGGTACCGATGAACTGCGTCCGGAAGCTATCATGGCAATGTATGCACCGGAAGAAGAAGAAATCACGAACGAAGCGGTAAAAACAGAAGGCGCAAAATGGATGAAATACAATGACAATCAGACAGTGCCTTATCTTGGTTTTGGTGCAATTGCAAAACGCAAGATTGATGGCAAAGTGAAATGGGTTGCCGTTATTTATCCAAAAATTCAGTTCCAGCACTTTGGGGAAGATTTAGTCACCCAGGGTGAAAGCATTGAATGGAAAACACCGAAAGTAACTGCAGAACTGCTGAAAGATGATACAAAAGACCACGAATGGCGCAGAATCTCTACACCGCTGGACACAGAGGAAGAGGCAGAGGCTATCGTGAAAGCATTCTTGAGCATTACTGCATAATAGAGGTGTGAATCATGCGTATTGAGAAAATCAAAATCGATGGTGAAGAATATCCGGTTTGTTATTCTGCCGGTGTGCTTCAGCAGATGGAAGAACGTTTTGGAATAGATAATCCATTTAATTTCAAAACCACAAGAGACTCTATCTGGGTGCTTCACATTATGCTGAAAGCAGCTGCAGGATACTACAAACTGAAAGGCATTGATTATAAAGAGCCGCCAACGGAAGAAGAACTGGCAATTTTAATGGGACCTGATGATTTTAATGAAATGTATTTGGCAATCAGCCAGACAATTAAAAATGGGTCTACCACAAAAGTTCAAGTCGAAAATGAGGATGATGACTCAAAAAACGTGACAGCCACTCCATCAGTGTAAACTGCGTGGAGTGGTATATTTATGCCGGTATATCTGCAGGGCTTTCGTACAGTGACATTATGGTTATGCCTTATGGCGAACTGCTTGACTACATAGCCATTAGAAACATTATGAAAGGCACTGTAAAACAGGCAAAAACACGGGAAGACGAAGAAGATGACTTCTGGGGTCTGATGGGACGGAGGTGAGCATATGACAACAGATATTGGTGCACGGATTGGCGTTGATGGCGAAAAAGAATTCCGTTCTGCTTTATCGGCAATCAATGCTGATATTAAAAGCTTAAACAGTTCTATGAAAAACACTGTAGAGCAGTTCGCAGGGATGGAAGATTCCGAAGAAGCTGTAACATCAAAGAGTAAAATTCTGCAGCAGACGATTGATGCCGAAAAGCAGAAAATCAGTCTGATTGCGCATGAATATAGTAGAGCATCGTTAAAATTAGATGATTTGAAGAGAAGATTGGAAGAATCAAAAAAACAGTTTGGAGAAAATTCTTCCGAGGCTATAAAGGCGCAGAATGCATATAACAATCAAGTTGCTGTGGTGAAAAAACTGGAACGCCAAATGACGGATGCTGAAACAGCCATTATCAAGATGCGGCGTGAGATGAACAGCCTCGGCAATGAAGCGGATGATCTAACAAAGGATTTGAATGATGCCGGAAAAGAGGCATCTTCTTTTGGTGATATCCTAAAAGGTTCGCTGGCCGGCGGTGCAATATCCGGTGCCGTACAGTCACTGATTGGAAACCTGTCCGGTCTTGTTGATGAAACAATGGAGTACAGGACCATTCTGGGCACTCTGGAAACATCAAGCCAGAAAGCAGGATATTCTGCAGATGAAACTGCGGAATCTTACAAACAGCTTTATGGAGTGATTGGAGACAATCAGAAATCTGCTACAGCGCTTGCCAACTTACAGGCATTAGGACTGGAGCAAGACCAGCTGAAAACACTGACAGAAGGTGTTATCGGTGCTTGGGCGACATATGGTGATTCCATTCCGATAGACGGATTGGCAGAGGCTGTGAATGAAACAATCAGGGTATCGACCGTGACGGGGACATTTGCTGATGTACTCAATTGGGCAGGTACCAGTGAGGATGAATTCAATGAGAAACTGCAGGCTTGCAAAACAGAGGCAGAAAGAGCCAATCTGGTATTAGAGGAACTGGCGAAGCAAGGACTTGCGGAAACATCGGCGGCATGGCGTGAAAACAATGCAGATATTGTTGCGCTGCGTGAAGCTGAAATGGAACTGCAGGGAGTGACCGCGGAATATGGTAGAATGGCAACTCCAATCATTGCCGGAGTAAAAAGCGGTGTTGCGGATGTACTAAAAGGTGTATTAAACCTTTTGAATGGCAGCAGTCCTATGCTGCCGCTTCTGGCTGGCATTGGAGCAGGGATTACAGCGCTTGCACTTGCCACTCTGATTAGCAACCTTGCCGGTTCTGCCAAAGGTGTAGAAACACTGAAAAATGCATTCAACCTGTTAAACGGTGTGCTTCGGGCAAATCCGATAGCGATTGTAATATCACTGCTTGCCGCTTTAGCTGCTGGATTATTTACGGTGTATCAGACAAATGAGGAATTCAGAAATGCAGTAAATAATGCATGGTATGAATTAAAAACATTTGTTGTCGAGAATGCAATGGAAATTAAAAATACGGTGCTTGGCTTGCCAAACACATTCCGAACTGCAGGGCAGGAAATGATAAATAGCTTATGGCAGGGCGCACAGGATATTTGGGCATCTTTCAGAAACTGGTTTACTGATAAAATTAACTGGGTGCAGGATAAATTAATGTTCTGGAGAGATGCAAAGGATGAAATGAATTCTGGCGGTTCTACATCTGGTGGCGGTGCAGGGCGTTATTATGACGGTTCTCATGCAAACGGGTTGCCATATGTGCCGTATGACGGTTATATTGCACAGCTGCACAGAGGGGAACGTGTGCTGACTGCAGGAGAAAATAAGGCATACAACGCAAACTCCGGAAACATCCAGAATGTATTTTATGTATCGGCTACAGTAAGAGAAGAAGCAGATATAAAACGAATTGCACAGGAATTAAACAATCTGCAGCGCAGTGATGCCAGAGGGAGAGGAGTGGTGCTGATTTGAGTTACGGATTTATATTCAACAATCAGCATAGCAGTAATTTTCATATTGTTATGAAATCAGTGAACAGGACACTGCTTCCTGCTAAACGCCGTGATGGATATGCTATCCCCGGACGTGACGGAACCTATTACAGCTCCGAAACTCCGGATTACGAAAACCGTCAAATTATTGTGCGGATTTCATTTCGTGGAGGGCGCATAATCTGGAATCACTGA